CATCTTCATTATCTTGACCTTAGAACCGAATAGGTCAGCAACGGCTAAAGCTGCTTCCTGCCCAGGTTCATCAGCATCAAAGGCAAGCACCACAGTCTCAAAGCTGTCGATGTACTCGAATTGGGCTTGGCAGTCCTTCACAGCCGACTGTGCCCCATTCTTGATTGACACCACAGGGTACAATGAGCCGGTCATCTGAAAAGCCGCTAGGGCATCTAACTCGCCCTCACAGATGGTCAGGTACTTACCACCGGCAGGATACCTATTCTGTCCGAACAATGTAGCATCTTTTATGTTGCCTTGAGACCTGAATTGCTTGTCAGCTACGGATCTGACCTTGAAAGCCACTTCGGTGCCCCTATCGTCACAGTAGGGATAATAATGTTCTGTCCCTGATTGTCTGACACCATAGGCTTCACAGGTAGCTTTGGTGATACCTCGCTCAGGTATGCTTAGGAATTGACCGCTAATGCCCTTTAGAGGCTCTACAACGGGTTTCTGTGTCATCGGTAGTACCTTACCCCTTCCTTGGTCAGAGAAGCCCTCTGAGAGCGTTTTAGAGGCTTTGTGGCACACGAAACAATAGGTGCTGTCATCTGAATAGACTGCCCTGCCGTCTGAAGAGCCACAATCAGGGCACTCGGTGTGCCTAACGAACCTGTTTTTAGACTGTATTTGCATTGATCCTAATCCTTTCCTGAGCCAATTGATCCAATATTGCCAAGAGGGCAACACAATTGCCAGATTCTGGCTTAGTGCGCTTCAGAGCTTCGTAGACATCGTTTAACAATGTCTCAATGTCGGTAGAGCCATGAGCCAATAGGTCAACACAATCAGAAACACAAAACCAATAAATTCTTTCTAAGTCATCATTTTCCATCTAGTCCTACCTTTCTTTATTGTCTCTATAGAGTAAAGATTTAAATACTTATTAAAGTCTTCTTTCATAATAGACTATTTAGTCAATATAGTCTTTAATAGCAAGAATCGTGCCAGCTTGTTATCGGGACTGCCAAGGGTCATCGTTACCATCATCAAAACCATCAATGCCCGTCAAGGGGTCTAAATCGCTCTCAGTGCCTTCTTCGACTTCATCCATCTCCGACATCAAACTGACATTGCCAACGGCACATAGGTCGGTTTTAATCGATTTTAGGCACTGTCTACACATGGACAGATAATCCCTAGTGTAAACTGACCGAATAGTGGTCTCATAATCGGTTAATGCTTCATTACATGACCGGCATCTCATGGTGTCCCCTTTTTAAGACATAGAGCATCAAAGGCTTCCATTGATTCGCTGAAATAGGTATCTCTCAATAAATCCTTTTCATATGCTAGCTGTAGCCTTTTTTGATCTTCGGCCTTTACCACATAATAGGCAAACTCGACTAAATCGTCTTCGCTGCCTGAGTAATTCCCAAAGTCGCTGTAATCTAGCCTATCGTCTAAAATGTCAACTACTTCCTCGTTAGTTAATAACACGATAAAACCTCCTTTTGTTTATTGGTAAAGTTAGACAGTCTAGATTCTATCATGGCCTCGTGGACAGATGCAACAGCGTAGGCATCGAACCCGCCAATGTGCCATCGGTAAGGCCCTAAAGGGATATGGTCGAGTTTCCAATCATAAACGGTAGCGACTGAGCCATCTTCAAACTCAATAAACCATTCTGCATTAGTCTTATCGCCTATGAATACTGTGGGTGCTCCGAAACAGCGACACAATTCGTCATAAGTGGCGTTAACATAGCCTCGTAGACTGCTCATGTTAGTCTGATCTGCGTTACATTGTTTGTGCTTCATTCTTACCCCTTATCGCTCGAAAGCGTCTAGAAAATCGTTCACCGCATGCTCGACTGTTTCACCCTCATAGGATGTGCCAATTATGTCAGCACAATCCTCATCGGTGAATTCATAACCTAGCGATAAAGCATAGGCCTTAATCTCTTCGTTAGTCATTGTAATCCCCTTAGTCTAAATCCCACGGTTTAAAAATCATGATAACCCCAGCACAGCCCAGCAATAAGACAGCGATACTTGCATATTCCCATGCGCTCATGATTAGGCCTCCTGAACAGATGCAAGGGTTGCTGTGCCGTAATGCGTTCCAATAGTCGCCACAACGTCTTTACCATTGTAATTCGGTACGCTGTAGCCGTACATTGAATCCACGGGAGTTTTGCATGTAAACCCAGCCACTCGCAAAAGATAGCGAGGATTCCCGTTAGTGCTACTTGGTAGACGGTCTAAAATTTCAAGTTTGCCAACATGGCGTGATATGTTTTTCATGATTAGATGCCTTTCACTAGGTTGTCGAAATAGTCTTGAGGTTGCAATATAGCACAGTGCGCCCACTTGTTTATATGGCGTGTCGTTGTCTTAGACCATTTTTTTTCAGTCACTGAAAACAACCCATCTTTCCAACAAGCCACGGGTGTCTCATAGCTAAATAAAACTAGTGTGCCGTCAGTGAATGCCAATTCTGTCATGTTTGCTGATATTGGTTTGAGTTTCATAGTCTAGGTTCCTTTTAGATGTATTCGATTTCTTCAACGTCTTCGTCTGCGCACTCTAGCTCACAGAGTTTACTACTAAGCCATTCGTGAGCATCATCAAAGTCGAATACCCACATTGGGTTATATCCTCGATCTTTTGCGTAGCTCTCTAGCTTCGTTTCATCGTAGCTACCGTCAGAATTAACCCTTCTGCGGCATAGAAAAGACAGTGTGCCGTTAATGTTCATTACGAAAAAGTTTTTGTATTTCATAGTCTAGGTTCCTTTTCTAGGTTTGTTTACTCATTGACTTCGTAAAATACTGCGCCGACTAGAGTGGCCTTGCCTTCGATTATAAAGGCCTCTAGTGCCTTTTCTAACTCTTGCCTACTGCTACCCACTAGCAACCGACTAAACCCCTTAGAATCGGTATAGCGAAGTTTCTGTACTGGTGGTTTCAGTACTGGTGGAATAACCATTTCTAATGTCATGGTGTAGTGCCTTTCTTGGTTGGTTTGTTTACTTCAGACTACAGTATAAGCACAGAATTCCAGCCTCGGTACTAGGGAAAACCCTTATCTTGACTACTGTGCTCAGGTATTGCCTGCCTGTGGATAAATACCTGACAAGGTAACAAGGTCAAATCGGGCTGGAACCCGCATAGATACTAGAAAAACCGCTAGCGAGGCTTAGTTGATACCTGCCTAGCCTAAACAGAGAAAACCTGTCCTGAGGCTTTCTGATCAGTTTTAGAGGCATGAATGTCTGTACAGCCCTAGCTAGTGGTTACTTTGTGACCAGCCTGCACTGCTTTGGTGCACAGACTGCTGCGCTGCAACATTGTTGCGTTGCACAATGAAGTCCCCCTGCTGTGGTGCAACATAGCCTCATCTATTTGCTGCACTGCACAACACAGCCTGTGGATAACTCTGTGGATAACTTTATTGCTGCACAGCAACATAGACCTGGCATGATTCTTGCATAGGCAAAGACTGTGCCATGCTGCATAGCAACATAGCTGCATAGTAAGCACTGACTAACATGACAGGGGGGGTGGGGTAGTGGCAATGTAGATAATATTGTTGAACCACCACAGATACAAAAAAGAGCAAAATAGACCTTTGTTGCTTATAAGAAAAAGAGCATAAGAATCAATTACTTATCTATTTTCCTGCATAGGCTAAACAGGGCTATGAAATCAGTGCTGGAATCTGTGCATTGCGAAGGCCTGAGCAGGCACTGTATAGCCACTAAAGAGACTATAAAAAAAGGACTTGACAAAACAGCAAAAATGTGCTATAGTCCTCTATATTGATAGCACTGAGACAACAAGTTCTAGGTTGTGCCTTAAAAAAAACATACATTAACAACTAACCTTAGGTCTTTGTGTTTCCTGTGCTGATCTATATTGGAGAGAAACTTGGAAACAAAAGACCAAGATATTGTTCTTGTGTCTTCTTCCACCGATGCCCCTTCTATGCCTACACAGAATACGGTTTCTGTGTTACCTAAGAAGAACCCTAGAGGTGCAGGTCGTCCGAAGAAGGCTGCTATTGAGGCAAAGAAAAAGAGGGCTGTGTTAGGAAGACCTCCTGGTGAAGCTGCACGCATAAGAGAATTTCATGCGAGGCTCTTAACCACAAAGGGTGACACGATCATCCAAACGATTATTAACAAAGCCTTGGACCCTACTGATAAAGACCAAGCAGCGATGTTAAAGATGTGTGCTGATAGATTGTTGCCTTTGTCTTATTTTGAAAAGCACGGTGCAGCTAGTAAGGCAGGTATCACAATTAATATTTCTGGTGTCACTGATGCCAAGGTAGAGGCAGACACCATTGATGCTGAAGACGTAGACTATGAATCTGGACATTAAGCTACTGCCTTGGCAGCAACAGGTGTGGAATGACCAGAGCAGGTTTAAGGTGGTCGCAGCAGGCCGCAGAACAGGTAAGTCTAGGTTAGCTGCATGGATGCTCATCGTTGAGGCATTGCAGGCTGACAGAGGCAATGTGTGGTATGTAGCCCCAACGCAGGGGCAAGCCAGAGACATTATGTGGCTCACGTTGTTGGAACTTGGGAACCCAGTGATTGAATCCTCCCATGTCAACAATATGCAGATTAAGTTAGTCAACGGTGCTGTCATCAGTCTAAAAGGCGCTGATAGGCCAGAGACAATGCGAGGTGTCTCATTAAAGTTTGTGGTGCTCGATGAGTACGCAGACATGAAGCCTTCAGTGTTTGAGCAGATCCTCAGACCAGCCTTAGCAGATTTAAAGGGCAAGTCCCTCTTTATTGGTACGCCGATGGGTCGCAACCATTTCTATGAGTTGTACAACTACGGTGAGAAGAATGACGATAAAGAGTACAAGAGTTGGCACTTTACCAGCTTTGATAACCCGCTACTTGACCCAAAAGAGATCGAAGCTGCAA